GTTACCTGATAATTTAGGCATTGGATCAGCCGCTTTTGCATTTGCATTAACAGCGGTTCTGGATTGCTTTGTGCCTACTTCCATTTCTTGTAAATCTCCACGAGACATTTGAACTCTCCGTTTAACCTTACGTTATAAACTATATTTATTTATAATTTAATAAATTACAATGAATTTAAAAACTCATTAAAAAGTGACAACTTATATTCTTCAAGAATTCTTTGATCAACTAAATTATTTATTTTACGCTTTGTGCTTTCCGCTACTCTTTCCCTTAACATTCCACCATCCCAAACCCACTCTTTACCTTCCATAATTCCTTGAACAAAAGCATCGGGAGCAGAGGGATCTGCAACAATATCTGCAGCAGTTGCTAACATAAAATCTTCACCAACTTCTTTATATCCTTTTGAGTTTTCTCTTAGAGATCCAATACCGCGAGAAGAAACTCCAAGGCAAACACCTTCTTTTAGTAAAGATTCTGCAATCTTACCCATTGGAGTTGAAAGAATTTGCGCCTTTCCAATAAAATTATTTCCCTCTTGAGTGAGGCAAACAATCTTATGAGAAACACGATCAAGGTTTACAGTAGGACCATCTGGGTGACCAAGTTCCCCAAGAGCACGACCTTTATTAACATATTGTTCAGTATATCTTTTTACTTCACGCTCCATAATGGACATTGGGTACATACGTCCATTACGATTAACACATTCTGCTTGTAAGAATGGTCCTTTAATATAAAGTTTTTGGTCACTACCCTTTCCTTCAGTAATGACTTCAACTTTTTCTATTTCTTCTCTAATTAGTTTCATTTTTCTTAGTTGGTAAATCCTACTTTTGCTGCTTTTACTGACGAAGATGTTGACCAAATAACATAATTTGCAGGTTTCTCTAAAAATTCAACCGTAGCATTTGGCATAGTAAATGTTGCAGTGTCTGCAGCACCAACAGTGCTTGAAATACTAACAGTTGCCGCAATACCAGCACCGTTGTATAATCTTACGCAAGTTGATTCACTGATACTTGAAGCAGTACCTGCCGTTGTTGGTAAAGCGACTTCAGACGCAAATATTTTTGTTCTTTGCATTTTATGAGATATTAATATTAGTTATTTATTATTTAATCAAGTTAGATTATAAATTACCTACTAATCTCTTCCCAATCAATAGCAGCATAAACATCTGCACTAATACTACTACTACTACAAATCAACGATAATTCGTAAGAAGTTTTTGATAATCCATCTCTTTCTAATTGAAACTTAAATAGTGCTTCTTTAAGAATATCTACTGGTGCAGAACCTTGCTGAGAAGAATTAAAAAATCCAGATGCTAAAGTTCTTCCCCCACTATATGTTCCACCATCAATTTTATATTCAACGGAACTGTCTGAACCTGCACTCACCCATGTTCCTCCAGAAGATGTTCCACTTGCTCTAACTTGCCAATTATAATTTGCATTATTTGTAGTGCCCAATAATGAAAGCGCGGTAAGAATTACAATTGCATCTAATCTGTCTGGGGATGATTTGAGACGAATTGAAACCAAATTGTAATATGTTCCGGGTGTTGTTAAAGTTATTGGAGATGTGACTGCAGTTCCTACGGCTTGCTGTAGTCCCCTCAGTTCATACCCACCCTCTGAAACTACTGAAGAGCATACTTGCTTCAAACTACTAGAACTAGTTGTTACTCCAGTATTTGCAATTTCATATCTTAATGGTAGAGATGCAGTAGTAATATAAGTCGAGTCAATTTGATTTGCATGATGGAAAGAATGGCAATGAATAAATTGCCCATTAATTACAAAACCAACCCTAACAGTTCCAAGCCCTAACCATTCAAAATCAGACCACATAATCTGTCCTTTGGAGACATCTAATGTATATCCTGAAGGTCCAGTTCCATCTAACTTATCTGTTGCATTCCAAGAAGATTGTGGAACTCTACTTTCTGATAAAATTCCACTAACAATACTTCTTTCTACAAAATTTAAATTTGTACCATCAACTTCAAAATAAATTCCATTATCTGCGCCAAAATATCCAACTCTCTGCCTAAGATTTTCTTTTGGGGCATTCATTACAAAAGTGTTTAAAACTTCTAAAGATTTTCCTGGTTGGTATGCAAATACTTTAGTTGTTTCTCTAATTACTGAACATCCACTTGTAGTTCCAATACCGATATTAATTAAACCTTGATGAGTAACAAACCCAACCGTAGATCCTGCGCCTACAATTAAACTTGTCCATAAGTTATTATCTCTATATCTGTGGGAAGAATCAAAAAGTGTTAAAGGACTTGATATTCTTAAACGACCAAAAGCATCGGTTCCTGTTGGTGTTGGCGAAGAAATAATTGTACCAGTAACCGGAAATGGATTGGATAAACTAATTACTTGACCATCACTTGAGGCAACACCTACAACTTCAAAAAGAGATCTTTCTTGATTTAAATAATCTTGAGTTTGAATATTCCACTGTGCCATTTACTAATCAATCCATTCTAACTTTGATGGATGGTATCTTTGTGCCTTTTTAATGTTTAAATTTTTTTCCGTAACTGGATAAATTTGATGAACAACTGCTCCCGGATAATCCGACTGCAATTGTTCCCCAAGATCTCTTGTGGAGGGAATGCCGTTTTTAGTAACAAGATCTAAACGATATAAACTTCCATTCCACATTACATCAGCAACGTACTCTTCACCCACTTGTTGTGGAGATTCTGTTTGGGAATTAATATAAAGATTTCCCGTGAAATCGCCAGCAATATTAACAGATTCTGAGATAAATTGCTTAAAGGATTTCATTTCACTCCCCTTCTTTTGTTGAATATCCAAACATACTTGCTGCAATATCAGGCCTAACCCCATCAATTTTTTCAGAAGATTTTGTAAATAAAAGTTCTTTAATTTTATCACTAACCTGAGAAGGAGATTCGTCAGTAGCAATCATATCTAAAAGATCATCCATTTTTAATACCTAAAGTGTTTGTTTTTATTTATATCTCACCACCCTTGGGCATTTCTACTGCTTTTGCATTTACTTGAGTCGAACTTGCATTAACTTGAGGTTCCATTACGGGTTGTCCTAGATCCATTCCTGGTTGAGGTTGCATACCAGTATCTACTCCAGGTTGCATTGGCATACCAGTGGCGGGATCAATAGGAATATTTGGATCTGGAATTATTCCATCTTTAATTTCTTTTTTCATAATCTTATCCTGTTCAAGGATTTCCTCATCAGTTTGTCTAAGAATTTTACGTCTTAAATAATCTTGAGAAAAATATTTTCCAACATAAGGTTCTGCAATTTGAACCATATTTAGTCTTTCATTTAATAATTCCGAATCTTTAAGTTCAGCAAAATGATTATCATATAAGAAGTCATATTGGATATGCTCTTCCATTATATCCCAATCTTCGGGAGTAATAATGTTTTTAAGAATCAGTTGTGTCTTTAACATATCATGGAACATATAAGAAAATCTCTTTCTTAAACGAGACACAAATTTACTGAATTTTACTTCATCCCTAAGAATTTCAGATGAACGCCCCAAATTAAATCCTCCCTCTCCATCCATTCTTGATGGTGGGACATTTAATGATCGATAAAGTTTTTTCTTAAAGTATTCAATATCTGTGATTTCCCCTAGATTTTGACCACCAGGTAAAGTAGAGATCTCTGTACCTCTTCCTCCTTCTCTTCTGGGTAACCAAAAATCTTCCATCATACTCATGAATTTTTTATCATCACGCATCTCACCAGTATTTGCATCATAAACAAGTTTATTTCTATATCTCATCATTACATCGCGGAGGTATTGCTCTGCCTTTATTTTTGGAAGATTACCAACGTCAATATAGAAAATTCTTCTTTCTGGAGCTCTTGATAGTCTATAGATTACAAGAGAATCTTCAATCATTCTAAGTTGATTGAGAGATTTAATAGCTTTATGTAAGTATGAAAGTGTTGATCCTTTATTTCTATCTACAAGTCCTGAAGTGCAGTATGCAATCGAATCCTTTGTAAATTTGATCCCTGCAGTACCCCCCATTGAAGATGGGTTTGTTGTTGGGTAAGTCATCTTTGGATTGTATATAAAATATTCCTCAATCTGAGGAAACTCATAATCCATAGGATCGTTAGCATTGACGCCAGCCATTCTATAGACTTTTTTATCCTTTTCTGTCTTTTTTTGTTGTCTGACGTACCTCATTTTCATGGCATCAATATATCTCAATTCTTGAATGCCAGCATGAGGATCTTTAAGATCAATTACTTTGTGATAATAGAGTCTACCATCAATATACCAGTTTCTATAAATTTCATGAGACTTTTTATCAAAGTCCAATAAAGATAGTATATATTTAAATTCCTGTCTTATTTTATTTTTAATACCATCGCTTGCATTTAAATTAGATAGTTCAATTTCTATTGGAGAATCGTTTGTATCACTTACAATAGCTTCATTTACAATATCTTCAATGGCACTATCACATTCAGGGTGAAGTGCCATTTCTCTATAACGTTTAATTAAATCAAATTCAGTTCTATAAACTCCTTCAATATCTACATAAGAACCAAAAAAACCACTGCTCAGATAGTAATCGGATTCATCCTCTCTGTTCTCTGGAACAGGAGAAAGAACACCAGGAGACAGTGGTTCTGTATCTTCAATTGAAAATCCAAATAATTTTGCCATAATTTATTGTTACTTTTGTCTATTTATTACGCTTTAGCTGCCGTGTTTCCACTAATAATTTCATAAGACTGTACCTGGAATTCAACAGTGAACTCCTCAATTGTATCACTACTCTCATAAGATAAAGCAATGTCAGAAACTGAAGTTGGGAAAATATCAATAAACTTATATGCTGCAAGTACAGAACTATCAGATCCTGAATTAGTTGTACTGTTTATGTCAGCACCTCTTCCAAGTTGATAGACTGTTGCAGTCTTCATATATGCTTCTGGTTGAGTAGCACCTAAATTATTGTCAAGTTTTGCAATTAATTGCGTCCACTCTTCAAAAGCAGTTCTGAGTTTAAAGTCTTCATCATTAATGATCGTTACCGTCCAAACGTCAATAGTTCTGTCTCCAGCAACTTTAAAAGTTCTGCCTCTAAATGGGACATCAATACTTGCAATAGTTGAAGCTGGTAGGGCAGCTGCTTTACACAGATATTTGAAAATATCACCATCCCAACTAATCCCATCAGGAAGGGTTAATTCAACTTCAAATAAATTGGGACGAGCACCACCACCCTTTAAAGCACTCTTAAAATTTGAGATTGTCTTAAGTCTAGCCATGGTTTGTTATCTCCTTAGGTTATTTATTTAATAATGATTAAACAGTACCTGCAACTTCATCAAAGCTTACTCCGGTACGAGTTGCAACGAAAGTAAGAGTAATATAATTGATAGACTTAGCTGGCTTCAGGTAAATATCAGCTCTAAACTCATTATTATCAATCACATCTGGAGTATTATTAGTCGTATCACAGACAACAAGGAAACCATAAAGACCTCTCTTTGACTGAACATCGCGGAGATAAGGTTCTACAATATTCTTAAAGTTTGCTCTTGTTAACTCGTCATTGAGTTCAAAGAGTTGTGCCTGTGCTGCTTTTTGAAGGGCTTGCTCAACTGTAAGGAACAGTCTACGAACATTGATCCTATCAAAAGCAGAAGCATAACCAAGAGCAGTTTTATCACCAAAGAGGAGAGTTCCAATACCGGGTTGAGTCACAATCGAATTGATACGATTTGGATAGAGTTTATCTCTTTGTGCTTTATTTGGATTATATGCTAACTTAATTGCATTATTAAGTATTCCTCTTTGCTGACCCGCAGGAGAGAACCAAGGATAAGCAACAATATTTGTACGGCACATGAGACCTGCAACATCAGCGTTGCAAGGAATGTATACGAATTTATTATTAAATCTATCATAGGTGTACTTATACCCACTATCAAATACTGCATATGATGATGATGGGAGTAGACTAAAGAATCCAATAATATTATCAGTTTGATCGTTGGTATTTGTTACCCCAATGACATCTAATCTATGTGGGGAAAGTACAGCAACACAATCTTTTCTTTGCTCTGCAATAGAAACAAGATAACTTGCTTTAAATTGAGACTCATCTTTTGTGGATAATCCAGGTCCCATGATTAAGTAGTCAACTTCTATCTCATCTCTGTTTGAAAATAAATCATAAGAATTTAATAGGTCGCCCAGTAAAGGAGTGAAGCTTCCTGTTTCTGTATCTGGATTTTCTCCGTAATTATTTCCACCCTGTAGTGAATATAAAGCATTACCAATTGCACTAAAGACTTTATCTTGGGTTGGCTCATTCCATAAACCATCTGCTGTAGTATATGGAGCAAAACCTTCACTGAATCCAGTAGCGAACACCTCTTCATTGTTTGAACCGTCAGAAGGATTATCGCCAACGTAGATATATTTGGAATATTGAGCAAGGTATTCTTTCCACCAAATTTTTTGTGGAGAATTTACTGCAGAAACAGAATCAGTTGCTTTAGAGATGAATGTGTGCTTCTCAAGCAGAGTTCCTTGAACTCCTGTTATCTTGCCATTGTCGTCAAAAACTGCAACGTGAATTGCATCATTTTTACTGTTTCTATCTAAGGAAAACTTATTCGTAATTGGTTTAGGAGCAAGAGATTTCCAGAAGATTGTTCCATTATCTAAATCTATAGTTTGTTGATCGTACCAATCTTTAACATTTGATGATGAACTACTGAGTGTATGAACTCCTGCAGATGCTCCACCATCTTCAGTAAATCTTAGAGTATTTCCTGGTCTAATAGATGCAGATTGATTTCTCTCTTGATATGTAATTGGAATATCAGTAGAAGAACCAGCAGCAACTCTAGATACTATTTTTACATCAATAGAATCAGTTTGAACACCTGTTATAATTCCTTTAAGATATCCATTAAAAGAAGTTGTTACTCCTGGAATATTCTGATTGACTAAAGCAACAGTTACTCCAAGACCGATTCCATTATCAGATCTTGCTGTTAAAGTTTGTGCAAAAGTTGATCCAACTGAAATTGTTTGATCTGCTTTATCATCAATAATTGCAACCTTTAAATTATTTGCCCAGGCTCCTGGATTTTTAGCTGCAAAAATATAGTTAGCAATGTCATCAGAATGAACTGCGTTATAATTGTCAAAGTTAGTGATTTTTAGATCAGGGGTTCCTACTGTAGATACTCCTGAAGTTGTATAGATGTCCGTGATGTCAAGGGTAATTGAACCGGTCGTCCCTACACCTACAGCACCAAGTTTAGTATTTGAAATTGTAATACTATCTGTTGTAGTAAATCCAACTCCACCATTAGAGATAACTACATTTGAAACTAATGCAGCTGCAGTTCCGTTAGTGGATGCAACACTAACTGTTATTATTGCTCCAGTTCCATTCCCACTGGTAGAATAATCGGTTTCCGTAAGAGTAAAGCTCCCCGAAACAGTAGTTCCAACTCCAACAGATGAACCTAGGGAATAACTTACATTAGTCGTACTAATGCCAGTTATTTCTCCACCTCGTATTCTTCTGGCGTTAGCATTTACGAGGTAGTCTCCATCAGTTCTTACTACTTTAAGAACGCCACCATAAGACAGATATGAAGATGCGCTCATCCAGTACTCATATTGAGCATCTGTTTGTAAGGGTTTTCCAAAAAAATTGATTAGGTCTTGTTCAGTTGCAATATCAACTGGATAATCTACTGGACCAATTGAAAATGGACCAGCAATAGCTCCAATATTATCTAAAACATTATCAGCTCTTCCTACTGTTAAATCAACCTCTCTGACGAGTACGCCTGGAGATAATTGAGGAGTCGCCATGTTTTTCTCCGTAATTCTCAGTTTATCTAAAAAATATTTATTAAAAACATACTTTACGCGGGGGAAATGTGACGTGAATGTTTACCAATCTGGATATTCCCAAAATGCAGATTTTATAGATTTATTTTTTTTATTAGTAATTCTTTTTATTGTACATTCTTTACATTCATATGAATAAGAAGATGCAACCGGTCCTCTATCTTTACGAGTTCTATAGAAACCATCTATTAAATTTTTTATTTCTCCGCAGATTCTGCATGTTCTATCGGATAATAATAAATGACCTAAATTTATTTGCTTATCTAAATCCATTACTGAATATAATCCCACATATATGCCATATCTCCGTATTCGTCAACAAACCATCTATCCCCATCTTCATCAATAAAACTATTTGAATCTGTACCATCGACAATAAACCCAAATGGTGCCATATCTTGTTCTATTTGATTTTTTTGTTCCTCATATAATCTCTTCCTTACGTCTTGATCTGTGAGCTCTTTAAAATAATCCTGTGCAACTAACCAAGCATAAATTACCAAACACATTGCAAGATCATCATTACAACCTTCTTCCGCTTCAAATGAATTGTGTTTTTGAATAAATGTTGTAAGTTCACTCATAATATCATAGTCATTAAAAAGAAGTTTATTTTCTTCTATCATGGTCTTTAGATTAAGACATCCAACTTTTTTTACTGTTTTGGACATCTTAACGCCAAGTTGAGTTTTTTTACCAGAAAATCCTTGTCCAACTATTTGTCCAGCTCTCCCCCTCATAGAGCACATGAGGAGATTTGTATATTCTAAGTCATAATGGATAATTGATGCTACCTGATCTCCAACATCATTGACCTCACACAGAATATATGAATTATTATAACTTTTTGCTACATCTACAATAATACTTGGAAAAAGCATTGGTTTAATTTCATTATTTCTATACTTTGCAACTATTTGATGGGGAAATGTTGTAATATCAACCACTGTAAATGCAGAATAATCATTACCAACACCTCTTGCAACGTCTACAGTTGTTAGATAGTCATGATTTTCTATAACTTCTTGATAGACATCTAGACCCCCGCTGCTTGTTTTGGGATGATCATAAACAAGAGATCTAAGTTTTGATGGTGCAATAAGAGTATCTACGGATCCTAAAAATTCACATTCAAATTCTACTTTAAATTGAGATTCTGATGTATTTGCTATTGTTTGTTTTTTCCATTCCTCATCTCTGCCCGGAACTTCACTCCAATGAACGTCGGTAAATACATATTCATTTTTTCCCTTTTCAGCGTCATGCCACATTCGGTAGAAGTGATTCATACCGTGTGGAGTAGAAACGATTATAACTTTGGTTTGCTTACCTGAAGTAATCGTAGGATATACTGATGCAAAAAATGAATCTGCAATATGATTTGGGACGAACGCAAATTCGTCCAAAAATAATATATTGAATGACATACCACGAACTGCAGAAGCAGAAGTAGAAGCAGCCAAGATTTTACTTCCATTTTCCAGTTCCAGAGAACCTTTGTTCCAAGAAACAATACCTTGTTGCATCCACTTTGGTAGATTTTCATATGCGGTTTGCAATCTGTCTAATAGTTCTCTTGCAGTCGCTGCTTTGTTTGCCAGAATACCAATGTTTACATTATCGTTAAAAACTGCATAATGTAAAAGAAATGCAACCACAGTAGTAGACTTACCAGTCTGTCTGGGCATTTTACAGATATTAAATCTGTGCTTATGGAAATTGGTAATTAATTTTTCTTGAAAATGATATGGTTTAAATGTCTGTAAACCATGATCTAGGGTCACAATTTTTACATAATTGTTAGCGAAATAAACAGGATCGTTCATGCACTTGACAATTTCAAGAACCTGTTCTTCTGTAAATTCGTGAGTAGTATTTGCTTTCTTTAATAAAGGATTACCAAGATATACATCATTATTTGGCATAATAAAGACCTATTAATTAATTACAGTTCCAGCGTTTGCGTGCTGCTTTACCTCTTTCTCCGGTCCAACTTCTAGAGCGACTGCAGAAATTTCTTCTTCTTTTCCAGTCCGCAGAACCTGGTTTTAATTCTGAAGGAGGTGTAGTAACAGCAGTTTTTAGTTTTGAACCTGGATTCTCTCTGCGATATGCCTTTACCGCTTCTGGACTTAATCCATCAGTTTTATCTTGACGATTCACTTTCTGCCAATCTTCATCAACTTCAACTTCTTCTCCCATAGGTTTTACATAGTTTCTATTGGGACCTGGTTTTGCTGAACTCCCACCTTGAGGACCAAATGCTTGAATCAATGGTTGTCCAGGTTGAATTTCCGAAACTGAATGATAAATTACCTTACTTCCGGGATAAACTTTTTGGAGTTCATCATTAATTTCTTTACGTGTTGGCAGTTTAACCTGAGGGAAAAACATTTTTAATGAATAATATTTTCCTCTCCAGGTTAAAGTTACTACAACAACATTTCCAGTTTGAGATTGCATTCTTGTGGATTCCTCTACTTGAGATTTAAACCCTTTAATTGGTTCTGGTTTTATAAGATCAATTACTTCAGCAAAGGTATTTCCATCGGCATCTTCAATAGTTACATTTTCTTTTTTAACGCAACGATTATATTTTTTACCAAAAAGTTCCTGGGTTCCTTTTTTCTTATATCCTGACCAACACTTCATTTCATCCACAATTTTATCTACAATTTTTTCTTCTTTTTTGATAGAAGGAAGTTCTGTGGTTGATCCAAGTTTTCCTGACGCTGCAGATCTTTCTCCTTGAGTAGATCCTTTTACGGCAACGTTTCTAATTTTTTCTCTTTTCTGTGCCTTTTTGTGTACAGATGGATCTATAGTAAATCCAACTGATTCTTCCATTTCTCCACTTGAAACATAATCTGCGGCAGTGTCAATATAATCTGCGGCTTTGGTAATTTTTGATTGGACCCATGCCTCTACGTTACCTTCACCTTTTCCAACCTTCGCTTGTAATCTTTTTGCTGCACTCATTAAAGTTTCTAATTCAGATCTTATCATGGAATATTCATGATCTTTTATGGAAACTTTGTCCCATGCCTTTTCTCCATAAGAGCATTCGGACCTTGTTTCTCTTTTATCGCATAAAGGACAAAATCTTTCTTCTTCGTGCATAGTCTCCTCCGATTTAGTTCCCCAGTTTGCAGCGCCAACTTTACGACATTTTACTAGTGCCCCAGAAGCATATGCACTTGGCCAAACGTCATATCTAGACTTTACCTTATTATAACAAGCATCTTTTTTGCCACTACCTTTATTTGGTTTGTCTTTTACTTCTTTTAGGTCCATCTCTTCAGTTCTTACGTTAGTTGGTTTTTCGCCACCAGTTTTTTCTGGTTGGTTTGGATCTAATCTATTTTTTCTTCTTCTTGCTCTTTCCTCTTCTTCATCGGATAAATTTGCAGATATTTTAGAACTTCCGCATTTTGGTGTAGAAGTTTGACCTGGTTGACGAGCACATGGTTTACCTGCCCATTTTCCGCCCAGCTGAACCCATCCTTTTTTACCATCAGAGGATTTTGATTTATTAAACCAATCGTGAAGTCCTTCATCTCCAGATTTATTTTCTTCTTTTAATTTTTCTGGTAAAGAAAATAAATCCCAATATCTTGGTCCATATTTACATTCACTTCTCAATTGAGTTTTTTTGCATTTTGGGCAATATCTTTTCTCATAATCAACATGAACTCCATTCATTGGCGGCATATGAACTGGAGAATCTACATCTCCCATTGCAACATCAGCATATTCTTTTACATCTTTAAATTTTTTATGCTCCTTTTTAGCACTCGCTTCCATTTTTTTCAGACGAGTATAATAATCTGGTATTTCATCTAGATGCTGAAGAGCAATATCCATAGCAAGTTTATGATCTTTAGTATGTTCATGCTCAATAGGTTCGCCCATATCCAGCTGCTTTTGTATGAAAGAAACATCTAGTCGATGCTTCTTTGCAATTTGCTCAACTGTTTTATGAGGTTTAAGTTTGCCCATGAATACTATAAAACTTCTTATTTATTTATTGTTCTAATTGTGCTTGAGATTGTTGCTTAAGAAGTTTTGCTAATTCTGCAGTTGATCCGACAAAAAGAGCGTTATTAACTGTTGTCGGACCTTTAATTTTTTCCTCTTCAATATCCTTTAACTTCTTTTGTAAATCCATCAATTTATCTGTTGCATCCGCGACATTTTTTATAAGTTGACCAGCAACTTCATATGCACGGGGCATTTCACTTTCCTGAGCAAGTTCCAAAATACCATTAATGGCTTCTTGCCCCTTCTCTATTAAAGAGTATAAATTTCCTCTGGTATAATCATAATCACTTTTTATATCATTAGAAGAAGATGATATTTTTTCTATTTTTTCAATGACATCACTTTTTTCTACAGGCACTATCTCACTTTCTACATTGAAAGTTTCATTAAGAGAGTCAAATTTTTTAGACATTTTCATACACTTTAAAATACTGATCCACTAAATCCAAAATCATCACCATCTTCAATTAGAAGATTATCTGCAGAAGTGATTGATTTAACTTCTGCCCCAGATAGATGTGAAGTTATTGTTGTCCCATCTCTACCTCTATTTACAGTGAGCATATTTCCTGATTTAGCAGTAACAAAAACTTCTTCACCCTCAATATCTAAGTAAGTGTTTGCTGTTATTGTAGATGCGTCATTGACAGTGACTAAGGTATCTTCGATACTAATATCTTTAGATAAATTAGTTATTATTGTGCCCGTGTAATTTTTAATCGCTCTTGGTTCTGCTGAATATACAATTTCTCTTGATGGTGAATTTGTAGTATCTCCAGCAATATAACCAATAGAAGTTTTCTTGATAATATCTTTCGTTGCAGAAGAAACAGGGCCAAACAGATAAGTCTTTGCAGTAAATCTTAGCGTGTATATGAGAACTCTTCTAGTTGTGAAATTACCCTCATAATCATCTTGCATTGTAATATTTTCAAGAACCACCGGTATGTCTCTTTTTTCATTAATTGCATCAACTAGCTCTACTGACATTGTATATGCCGG